AGCGTCTTTTGACGCTCCACAAAAATAAATATGCCATAATTGTAAACCTCTACAGAAAAAATAAAGTATTCGTAAATAAACTATATGTAATAAGACACATTGTGAATAAAATCTTTTAATTATGGCAAGAACAATTCGTAATGCAGGAAGTGCACCTATTTACAGAGAAACAGAAAATTTAATGTTACTCTGTATAGAAATGGTAGAACGAACCCCTAATAGTGTAGGAATTCGTCAATTAAGCAAACGTCTCATAGACACTCTGCTTGATGGATTAACAGTGATAGGATTGGCTTTAAATGAAGAAGATCCTGATTCCAAACTTGAACTTATTAATTCATTTTATTTGCAAATGCGTACAGTGAAAACTTGCATTGACACCTTAAAAGAGTGGTCAAATCGGAGTCCTCATACACGCATAATTAGCAACAAGCAAATGCCACATTTTGCTGAATCTTTAAAGGAAATTTCAAAGCATATTAAAAGCTGGAGAAGCAAAGTGTTGGAGCAGCAGACCTGTTGAACGGTTACGACTATGATAACAGGGACATCTTTATTGAAAAATGGGCGTGTCACTGGGCCTTTACCAAGCGTTAAAGACCTAGTTAAGAACAAGATAGTACACGCAATAACCGCAAGCCGGTACTGGAGTAGCAGTGAGAACAGTCAGAACAACAGCTGGAACGTGAACTTTAGTAATGGCAACTTCAACAACAACAACAAGTACAACAGTAACATGGTGAGAGCGGTTGCAGCACTTAACGATAAATATGTTGAGGGATGGTTTGATGCGTTAGATGATTGCTGTGCCCAAAAAAAGACAAGTTCACAATGTGTTATGTATAGACTTATTTGGCATGAAGATCTATTAGATTTAGCGAGAGAAGTTTATGAACGAACATATAGACCAACAACAAGTACTTGTTTTATAGTTACCCGTCCTAAATTACGGGAAGTGTTTGCTGCAAATTTCCGTGACCGTATTGTACAACATTGGTTGTGCCTACGCTTAGAGCCACTGTTTGAGGCACGTTTTGTTGAACACGGAAATGTATCATTTAACTGTCGAAAGGGTTTTGGAACATTTGCATGTATTGATCAGTTGACAAAAAATACAATTGAAGTCTCTGATAATTATTCGCACGAGGCTTGGTATGCTCAATTTGATATTAAAGGATTTTTTATGTCAATTGATTGCGAACGATTATTAGAACACTTATTACCATTTATCAAAGAAAAATGGAATTATTGGAAAGGGACCATATATGAACAAGATTTAGATTTAGTGCTATGGCTTACAGAAATAATTGTACGACATCGACCACAAGATGATTGTATACGTCAAGGAAATTTAAAATTATGGAGAATACTGCCTAAAAACAAAAGCCTGTTTTACAATGAATGGATGAAAGGCGAACCAATAGGAAACCTAACTAGTCAATTATTTGCCAATTTTTACATGTCATTTTTTGATGAATGGGCTATTAAAGCAGCAGAAGAAAGAGGAGCCAAATATGTACGTTTTGTAGATGATTTTAGCTTTGTGTGCAAAACTAAGGAAGATGCAATTTATTTCAAAAGAGCTTCTAGGAATCAACTACGATATATTTTAAATATTCAAATGCACCCTAATAAAATCTATATTCAAGAAGTTAAAAAAGGAATAAAAATGGTAGGAGGAGTAATTAAGCCGGGTAGAGCTTACTTATCGAATAGAACTGTTGGAAACTTTATTAATGCTGTAAGTTATTTAGAAGAAGCATGTAAAAACTGTGACAAGGAAGCTATATATGCCAATGTGAGATCTATAAACTCTTATTTAGGTTTCTTAATTCATTATCAGTCATACGGAATCAGGCGCAAAGCATTTTCAGAACTACATTATTTTTGGAAGGCTTGCTATATTCAAGGAAAATTTCAAGTTGTAAAAATAAAAAACACAGTACAATGTTTATAACTTATAATCAAGGTAATGAGCAACCTCAACGCATACGACACAATATAAAATTAGGGTTGCGTCAATACACAATTGCATTTGATGTTCATATAGTAAAAGAAGGTGAAAACGAACAATACAAATGGTGTGAGATAACCCTTCCAGTTGGAACACCCACATATAGCCAATTGGTTTCAGCTATTATTCATGGACGTTACTCCGATGATGCAATGCAAGCCATTATTAATAATTACCTCCTAGAAGATGAAGATAGTGAGCATCAAAAAGAATGGAATGACATGCAAATGTGGAGAGTGGAAGCAAAGCGTATGGCCAAGGAAATATTAGAAGAGATTAAGAAATAGTTTATCTCTTCTCGCATCAACAAATACTTTGTTCAAGGGCTATTCTTTTGAAAAAGTAATTTATGGGAACAGTAGCAAAATCTTCTATCACACTTGTATCTATTAGCGATGCTTATTCGTTGTCGCTAACCCCAAACTCGTGTGTGATTAAAGCAGATTTCGATGGTTCTAACCCTAAGTTAGAACATGCTTATACTATTATTTCGGCATATTGTGGAGATGAGAAAACCCCAATAGAAATTGATTCCAGCACTATTGTAAAAAGTAACGACAATATAGAATATCAACTAATAAAAGTTGATAGTTATAGATACCGGCTATCCATTATATCACTCCCTATTGATATATTACAAGGATATATTGAAATTCCAGTTCTTTCTGGAGTAAGTGCAGGGTTAACTGGGCGTTTCACATTTTCTATTGTACGCGAAAGTACCATGCTGGATTGGATTCAAGATTGGGAAAGCAATAAAACAACTATTGGCTCTTCTTATGTGATTACCCCCAAGCTATTTGTTGGTAAAAAAATAATTGGCAGTTACGACAGTCTTGAAGATGTTCCAGGATTAACGGGGGTATATATTGGTCCTTCAGAAAATAACGGAGCCGGTATATATGGATATAAAGATAACAAAGAAATTTTTCATATAGACCAAACTGGAGGTAAAATAGGCGGTTGGGATATTACATCTGGTGGTATTCAATGTGAAGATGGCACATTATCTATAAAATCAGAAGGAACCATTTCTGCTCAAAGTGAAGGTATCATTCATTGGCTATTAAATAAAGATGGTTCAGCCTCTTTTGCCAATGGTAATGTTACAATGGATGTTGAGGGAAACGCCTTATTTAAAGGAACAATAGAAACATCTGGTGGCAGTATTGCAGGATGGACTATAGGAGTCGATAGTATTTACAATGGAAGTATAGGGATCAATTCATTAAAAAAATTCATAGCCATCGCCAATGTTACTTCCGTCCAAGATACTGGCGATCAATTAGACTGGGTAAAAGAATACGGTGGTGTTGCAATGTACTATATCAGCAATGCCGATTATGGTTTGATAGGATATAAAAATAACGAAAAAGTATTTTCTGCCGGTTCTAAAAATTTTATAGCTGGATGGCAATTTGATAAATCTGCTATTTGGTTAGGTACTAAAAATAATAATGTTGGACAATATACATCAACTTCCGGAAGTATAACGATTGGCACCAATGGGTTTCGCGGATATTCATGGTTTATTAATGCAGATGGTTCAGCCTCTTTTGCCAATGGAAATTTTTTTTGGGATACAAAAGGAAACGTTACTCTCAATGGAAAAATCATTGCGACTAGTGGTACTATTGGAGATATAGAAATATATGAAGATCATATTGGAACAACTTCAACTCCTAATTCTTCGGGTTCTGGGCAATGGGCAGGATTATCTATTTATAAAGATTTTTTCAAAGTTGGCGGTTCTAAAGGGTATGTGATGTTTGGTAATGATGTAATTCCTGCTTCAACAGGTGGAGCATTTACAGCAGTTGGGCGCATTGTCAACCAAGCTCCAAATACATCTGGTGGTTATGGATATGACCAAGCTAACTATGGGCTTTTTATTGAAGTGACAGGAGGAACTAAAAATTATGGAATCAGTTCAAATGCAGCTTTAAAAGCCCCGTCCTTCATTAATACTAAAGCGGCATTATTAACATTTGATTCTGGTAATTATACTATAGATTTTTCACAATTTAATGTGATATTGATGTATTTTAATGATCCCAATTACGATGTTGTTGAAGTGACCTTACCAAATGAAAGTAGCGTAGCTCGGCAGTTTGGTGTAAATAATTTGCCTACAGATTTTGCCACAGTAATAACTTTTAGAGTAAGATCCTATTCAAAAGACATTATATTAAAAAACATTTATGATCATAATGAAAATATGATTGATTATCGAATGGTCAAAGGGGATTCTATTATTGTATTAATTAGCAAAATTGACGGGTTTAGGTATCAAATATTAAATCATTCACACTAATGAGAAAAGACATACAGATAAATACAACGACAGGTGATATAGTGTTCAAAAACCGAAATACATTAAATAAACAATTGTTTAAATGGCTTTCAGAGAGCGATTTATTTATTACCGCACAAATATCGTTACCTTCCAATTTTGATGTAAATCAGCTTTATACAATTGGAGTTAATATTGAGATTCCTTATACTCCAATATATAAACCTATTAAAATACGTATTATTAGAGATTTCGGTGGTGGAAATGTACGCGTTGTGATTAATCCGACCAATAATTCAGAATGGTTTGAGGTATATACAAAATTGTTCGGGGCACAAGATAAGGTTTTATATGCTTCACAACTAATCATGGTTAACCAAGATAATTACTTGTTGCAACTTAATGAAGGCAACGCGTATTTGTGGTCCGGCATTATGTCAGATATGGTAAATATAAATGCAAATATTCAAAATAGAAATTTACTATTACAATGCATTCCATCAAATAATTATAGATACCCAACTTCAGGTGTGGGCTTAATTAAATATCTTCATGCCAACCTTAGTCATTCAGGATTAGCAGAAAAGTTACAAACTGAATTCAAAGATGATAAAGTGGAGATTATTAATGCCGCTTTTAATTCCTATTCAGGAGATCTGGAATTAGACTTAGATTTTTCAGAAGCAGATGCAGGTGTATAAAGTAAAAAGAAATCAGAACATATTTGATGTTGCAGTAAGCACACATGGTTCTATAGAAGGTATATTCGATTTGTTAATCAACAATCCTGATTTATCCTTTCACTCACAATTAAAAGAAGGTGAAGAAATATATTGGGATGAAGAATTTATTATATATGACAGTATTGTAAATACGTTACAAGCAGAACATATCGTACCGGCAAATGGAGAGAGACATGTATATTATAAAAACACAACAGCTCCCTTACGATGCGTCATGTACATATCTCCAGAAGAAGCATCTATTGCATTACAAATGGCAGGAGACGGAAGTCTTATTGTTGATTGGGGAGACAACAGTGATTTGGAAACTATAACGCTATCCCCCACTCTACAAAAATATGTGCATTTTTTCGATAATTATACCGATGAAAGGTCAATTAAATTGTATGGTGATTTCAATTTAAAAACCTGGGATTTGTCTTCTATTAATGGCTTAATGATGCCAACTATGCCGCTGGTGGTAGACGAGATAATTTCGGAGAAGAACAATCTCTCTCTACAAGGACTATTTTTATGTAAAGGTACATATTTAGTGAAACTGGCTAACATGAGTTTATCCAGTCTTGCCCCCATTCAGGATATGAATTTATCTAATTTGGAGTTAAGAAATATCAATTATACAAAAGACACAGTTATCAATGACTACTTAATCTATATTGCAAAGCATAATAATCAACGAAGGGATTGTAAAGTTATATTAGATATACAACCCTCTGGAACATATAAGGAGCCGCTTAAAGATAGTAATGGCAATTATGTTATTACAACTGGTATGGAAGCGATATATGTGATTACCCATGAAACTGCATGGAATGAAGCGGGTTCATGGAGCTTTGATATAAATGGAACGATTTATCAATATGAAAATTCAGACATAGCATGAGCCGTACATTAACAGAAATATACAATGAAGCCGTGGAGACCAGAAACAAATACCTGGAACTTACAGAGCTAACAAATGACTCAAAGATGTCAATAATCAATGCTTTCACATGGGTAACAGCCGCTGCAATCTACTCATTTGAGACATTGTTAGACGTTTTTACCACAGATATTGCTAAAACCTTTACCCAACGAATTAATGGGACTTCAGCATATTACGCAAATGCTATGTTGAAATGGCAATATGGAGATGATCTAATTATCAATGATGAAGGCACAGCATTTCATTATGCAACTGAAGATACAACAAAAAGATTGATTACACATGTATCTTATCAAGAGTATTATAATGAAGAATTCAAAGATAATATTTTGATATTAAAAGTTGCTTCTGGAGAAGGTCGTTCTTTGTCCCAATTGTCTGATGAGGAATTAATTGCAGCACGTGCATATCTTAATCAGATTAAATTTGCAGGTGTTAAGTGTAATGTAGTTAGTCGTAGAGGTGATGTGCTTGTTCCCAGAGTTACCGTGTATTATGATGGAGCTATTACGAAAGAGGAACTTTACGATAATATTGATACGGCACTTATTGACTTTATTGTAAATATGAAGTTTGATTCTCTTATCTACTCACAAAAAATTATAGATGCCATTCAAAAAGTAGAGCATGTTACAGATGTTCATATTGATCAAGAAGCTAGTGTAGAACAAGGAATATTTATCGCTCAATATAACGACAATAATGAACTCGGACCATTAACAAAAATTGAACGGAAGTGCTATTTGGCTAGCGGTTATGCAAAACAAAGTACACAACAAGATGCAGAAAGTGAACTTCCAACTTTTCGTGAAGCAATCGTTATAAAACTAGAAACAGAATGAGAAGTTATCGTATTAATACTGACCGTATGGTAAATCAGTTAGTTCCTCATTATCTTGGAGGACGAAAACTGATATTATTTCTTCAGGCCATTTTACAACCGTTAAACTCTTTGAATGTAAAATGGAAAGAATGGGCTGACGAAAAACGAATAGAAGCAGCAATGACCTCCCAGGTTATTATGATGGAATATTTTTTAAATCATAAATTTAGGAAGTATTTTTTAGACACCTCTGAACATATTGTCATTTCAGATGGTGCTATAAATGGAGTACCAATATATTGGGAAGATGCTAATAAAAATATATGCGAACTTCCTTTGTATAACGAAGGCGAAACCGAAGTTAGCGGACACCCAACCACTCCATTGCGTTGGAAAGATGAAAAGATGCCAACAAGTGATGTAAGTTTTGTAGTAAGTTGTCCTGCAATTAATACCAAGACAATCTCACAAGAGGAACTTACAGCTATGATTACTTATTATGTAGATCGTTATCGTATTGCAGGAAAAAAATTTAAAGTTACATACGCTTAAATGAAAGAGTTTACTTCACAAACAGGTGGGCGTTACACCTACATTGATGATATTATGAATTTACAGAATCTTGCATTAGCTTTTACAAGTATATTTGATGAGTGTGATAACTTTATTATCAGCGGATGTCAAGTATCAGGTACAAGTATTAGTGCAGGGTATGTCTATATCAATGGTAAAATACGTTATTGCACAGGAACATCTGGAGTCTCTAAATGGCCTATGTATTTGTATGAGAACAACTCGGTTGAACGTGTGTCTTATGCTGATTCCGGAGATAAAATTGGACGAAATATATACGGATGTGCTGTATCATCCAGTGTACCAATAGCCAATGATGTACTAACTGAAGCACCACCCCAATTTATCAGTATTACATCAGATGGTACAGCACTTCGACTTAAAGAAGCGTTATTTGGTAAATATGCTTTAATGATAGATTCCCCTAATTCAGTTCAGACTGTACAGAAGGATATTGTTATTGATGGAACAGTAACGGCAAATAAAGACCTTACAGCCCAAAAGGGGATTAATTTAACATCAGGAACAGCTAAAGCTAGCATCACCTATAATGCCTCTGGAGCATTAAGTATTCAATCCCAATTAAATGGAAAGCCTGTTTACAAAGTAACTATAACAGAGGACGGAGCTATTCAATTTTATATTGGAGATACTTTATTGGCTTCGCTTGACTCCAATGGTATGACGCTAAAAGTCACAATGTCTTTAAATTCTATTAAGGCAGGAAATATTGTTGTAGCTAGTAATCATATATATAATACAGGCGTTGCAGCTGATACCGGTAGTATAAATATCAATATGTTAGGGTACAATGAAGGAGACTCCTATTATCGGGACACCAAAATTGGTGATGGAAAAAATACTGTTATACTAGAAATCATAGGAAAATCTAAAGCTAGTATTTTTTATGGACCAGTAAAAATATCCCATGCGGATTCTTCGCTCCTAAGTTTAAAGAATGCCTCTCTTCCTAAGACAGACAATCAATTGATAACCTGTTTAAATTGGGAAGACAAAAATTCAGAACAAATCGGTTATATGGGGTATTCCAATATCTCTAATAAAGATTTATATATCAAAAATAACATTGGAAACTTGGTTCTCAACAATGATGTATATGTAACAGGAAAACTATTCGTTGGTGGAATTGATGTTATAGCTAGAACTATAGAATATCCCAAAGATAGTGGATGGATTGCAATCAATGTTCAGAACTGTGGTATTACAACAAAACTGTATGTCCGTCAAGTTGGAAAAATAGTGTCCATTCAAGGAGAATTACATACCCATCACAGTGGTACCATATTTACATTACCAAACACCATTGATCCTCCTAAATATAAAATAGGTTATTCCCATAATAAAGGACGTGGAAATTGGCATTGTACAATACAAGGCGGACAACGTAATTGTGTAGTTGATTATTGTAATAATGGATGTTCAGAATACATCGGATTTTTAATGACATATATTATTTAAATTATGAAGATTATTAATGTTAGCGTTGATATTGAGAGTCAACGTTTAAGTTCTCGGTCAACATCGTCTCAAAAAAATGAACATAATGAAAACGTTTCCAAACAGCAGAAAGAAACCAAAACGCCGCAAAAAAAAGCCCGGAAGACCAAAGGGACACAGCCTGAAAAACTTCGACCAGACACGGATCGGGTTTCTGATGAAACATGAAGTTCCTATAGAATATAAACTATTAATGGAAGTATCCGGCTTCCTAAAAATTCATGCACCATCTCCAGAACTGATTGAAGCAATAAGCTATGCCTCAGATGACATATTCTTCAAAAAGGCTAAGTTCTGGAGATGTTTAATGGATTATAAAAAGTATGGTTTAAGACCTCCATATAGTATTCATACAAACGCAAATAAGGAATTATATTATATACATCTAAGATTTAAAAAGTATCTAATTTGATAATTTGAATAACTCAATTTAGATACTTTTTTATATATATAATCTTGTAAATAAGAAAATAATTAGTAATTTCGCATCACAATTGATACACACGATCTTTTATATTGACTTTTAACACAGTAAATTCATGCACAAGGTATCGCGCTTTTTCAAGCCTTTACCATGTCCTACCCCAGCTCCTAAAAAACTGTACCTATTAAAATGCGAAGCAACTGGATTATATAAAATTGGAGCAACAAGCGAGGATGTAAAAAATCGTATTAGTAAGCTGTATTATAATAGCCACACTGATCAACGAACAATTAAAATTATAAAAGTTTGGGAGAAGTGTGGCTATTGTGAGTATTATATACTCAACAGTTTTGCTAAGTTAAAGGTTTCTCATCCTTTCTACAAAAACGGACATACAGAATGGTTTAAATTCACAAGTGATGAATCTAGCCTAATACGGACTGTAGAATCTATTATTTCAAGTTTAACATAGAGGAAAATATGATTAAAGTAACTAGACTAAATGCGGTTACTTCTTGGAGCCGTGCTTTAAATGCAGCACGCAGAACCGTAGGAAAGTCAGCATTAAAAAAAGAACCTTCAGACTCATGGAAAGCAAAAATGTTATTGGCAGAACATTCTCCCATTCGTTTGGTAGAATATGAATGGACATGGGAACAAATACCTCAATGGGTAACAGTGCATTTCGTTCGTCATCATATAGGATGTGAAAAGTTTGTCCATACTCAACGACCGGACCGTACCGGTTCACAAATTCCTAGAGGAGAACATTTGCAAGGAGAACTGAATGAAATGGATATGACTGCAAATGCACAAGAAATAATGGCTATTTCACGAGTACGTTTATGTAATTGTGCTTCAAAAGAAACTAGAGAAGCATGGACAACAATGTTGCAAGAACTGAAAAAGATAGATCCAGTCCTTGTTAGTAAGTGTGTGCCAACATGTGTTTATCGAGGTTTTTGTCCAGAACTTAAATGTTGCGGATATGCCAATACTCATCAATTCCATGAAGCTGTTGAAAAATATAGAAAGACTGAATAATTATGAAAGTGCAAAAAAGAACAGGTCAAATTGTAGATTTTGACCTAGAAAAAATAGGAAATGCGATAAAAAAAGCCTTTGATAGCAAACAAGTTGAATACGATCCAGCAATTGTAGAATCGGTTGATAAATCAATTAGCCTTACCTACACTAATGTTCCCGTATCTGTAGAAACCATCCAAGATTACGTAGAACGCGCATTAATGCAATTTGGATATTATGATATAGCCAAGACTTTTATTCTATATCGTGAACAACGTAAAAGTACGCGTTTTGTCAAAGAACGTATTGATTATATGAATCAATATAGTCAATCAACAGACAATGCAGCTTCTTCATCAGAAACCGATGGGAACGCTAATGTAACTATGAAAAATGTAGCTAACTTGGAAGGTGAAGTCTATAAAACTACTAATCGAATTATCCAACGCCAACGTATGAAAGATGAGCTGAACATCCTCTTTCCAAAAGTGGCAAAGCAATACGAAACAGATCTTGATAATCATATTATTTATACACATGATGAAGCATCTACGCCAGTATTAAAACAATATTGTATGGCAGTTAGTTTGTATCCATTACTAACAGAAGGTGTAGGCAATATTGATGGTGTTACTCCTTCAGAGCCTAACGATTTGCAGTCGTTTAGTGGACAAATAACCAACTTGATATTCTTACTTTCTTCCCAATGTAAAGGAGCGGTAGCCGTAGGTGAATATTTCATTGCATTAAATTATTATGTAGTTAAAGAGTTCGGAGATAAATGGTATGAAAAACTGGACTGCGAGGCTTCCTCACCACATTGCTTAATTAAAAGAACAGTACGTGATAATATCCTGAAAGCGTTCAAACAGTTTGTGTGGGGTGTTAACCAACCAGCCGGAAATCGTAGCTACCAAAGCCCATTTACAAATATTTCTTATTATGACCATACATATTTCACATCTCTCTTTGGAGAATTTTGTTATCCGGATGGAAGTAAGCCTGAATGGATAGCTATTGATACATTGCAACGTATGTTTATGAAATGGTTTAATCAAATACGTTTAAAGCAAGTATTAACCTTTCCGGTAGAAACTTTTGCGATGGTCCACAATGGCGATGATATAATCGACCTAAATTACAAACAACTTTGTGCCGAAATGTATGCGGAAGGACACTCGTTCTTTACTTATATTTCCGATAGTGCAGACAGCCTTGCATCATGCTGTAGGCTTAGAAATGAATTGGCAGAAAATACCTTTAGCCCCACTTCTGGCTTGACCGGTGTTATGACAGGTAGTTGTAATGTGATTACTTTGAATATCAACAGAATCGTTCAAGATTGGGCATTGACCCACACATTAAATGGCACACCTTTAATTAAGGGCAAGAAACTTACAGGCAATCCCTTACGTGTAACAGCAATTGAAAATGATTTAAAGAACTATGTAACTAGGATTTTGGAAAGAGTCTATAAGTATCATATTGCTTTCAAGACAATGTTATACGACCTCGAAGACAAGGGAATGTTTGCCGCTTCAAATGGCGGTTATATTCATATCAGTAAATTATATAGCACCATAGGCATCAATGGGTTGAATGAAGCCGCTAGATTCTTGGGAATGAAGGTAAGTAATAACCCGGAATATATTGAATTTCTTCAACTCATTTTGGGCACTATTAAAGAACAAAATAAACTGCATTCTATCCATGACAGGAAACGACCTTTCTTGTTTAATTCAGAAGTTGTGCCAGCAGAAGGACTGGGAGGAAAGAATTATAAATGGGATAAAGAAGATGGATATGTTGTTCCAGAGGATGAGAATTTATATAACTCATATTTTTACAATGCCCATGATGACACTTCTATACTAGACAAATTTATATTACATGGGCACCAAACCTATCAGTACACTGATGGAGGCTCGGCAGCTCACATTAATTTGGAAGATCATTTATCAAAAGAGCAGTATCTGAAATTAATTGATTTTGCCATAGCCAATGGAACCAATTACTTTACCTTTAATATACCAAACAGTAAATGTGAAGATTGTGGCAAAATCATAAAAAGACCCATTGATACTTGCCCTTGTTGTGGTAGCCATAATATTACTCAATATACACGAGTTATCGGATATTTACGCCCAACTAAAGCATTTGGAAGTGATCGACAACAAGAGGCTAGAAACCGTATATATAGTGATGGTAAATCCCAGGTATGAAATATGTAGATACAAAAATAGTGTTTCAAGAATTGCCTAATGAAATTACTTTGGCAATAAATATAAGTGGTTGCCCATGCGCCTGCATCGGGTGCCACTCTTCTTATCTGTCACAGGATATAGGAGAATCATTAACAAAAGAAGCACTTCAACAATTGATACGCAAAAATAAAGGAATAACAGCTATATTATTTATGGGCGGTGATGCAAATCCGGCATATATAAATAAATTAGCCGAATACCTTTATCATAACTATCTTAATTTAAAAATTGGCTGGTATTCTGGACGAGATAAATTATCCGAAGAGATCAAACTTGATTTCTTTCATTATATTAAATTAGGCCCGTATATATCCAGCAAGGGACCTCTTAATAATCCGAACACTAACCAAAGATTATATCAAGTTGTTAAAAGGGAGAATGATATTAACCTATTTGATATTACTTCCTATTTTACAAATAATCAATATAATAATTAAATATATATTATATATCTGTAATACAGTAATATATATTTTTATTCAAAAAAATATTTTTGGTTTTATTTTGATAGTTAAATTGATACAATTATCTTTGCAGTGTTCTTTGAAAAATGACAGTATGTTGCATGGTCAAGCACGTCTTATTGTGCAAGACAATAAGGCAGCAAAACAAGAGATCGAATTGGCTATTGGAAATTTGAAAGATGGTGATTACACCATTCTTATTATGGACGATACCAAAAACAAATCTCTACCACAATTGAAGTATCTATTTGGCGTAGTACTGAAGACAATTTCAGAACAATTGCCTACACACCCGCCAGTAGATGCCCTATACAGATATTTTGAGGAAATTTATGCTCCGATTCATGTCTGTGATCTTCCCGGAGGTGAAAAGTATGAATACTTTAACCTCAAAAATGAAAAAGCAAGTGAGATGAATGAAGTTATTGAGAGAATCATTCATCATGTAAACACTGAATGGGGTATTAAGGTTATGTTGAAAGATAAAACCAAAATGCCAGAAGCAAAAGAACTTTGGGCTGGAGCTTATACCGAACAGTGGAATCTTCCCCTCTCTAAATTAAACAAATAATTTTCATTTTATGGAAGAGATGATTAAAAATCCGTATGCCCTCTTTGCGGAGAATCAAGAAACTTATGAAGAGGCGGTAAAAAAAAGTACCGATGAGAGCCAATCATTTCAACGTACCAAACATTTCCGTATGGATTCCGCAGGAACTTATACTGTGCGTATCCTTCCCTTGGCACCAGCCGAGCAACCAGACGGTTCTTACAAATTAGAACGTAAGGGGTACGAATATCCGGTCAAAACACAGGTGTTGAAACTGGACAACCCACGTCCAACAGGAAAAAAAGACAAACAGTTCTTTGTAAATATCTGTCATTCCAGCTATGCCGGATTATCTGTAGACCTAATTGACACTTATCTTCAAGTTGCTGAAAATAAGTATGGCAGTGATGAAAAATTGATGAAAAAGATTAAAGGTTCAGGCTTTGATGGTGGTCTAAAATGGAACTCTCAACGTGCCATGTATATTTTAGATTTGGACAACCGTGAAGAAGGTATTCATTTACTTATCCTGTCTTATTCACAATACAAAGATTTGGAGGATCGCAAACTGGCTATATGGAAGAAGCTTCTGGAAAAGAATCCTAAATGTTTGTGCCCTATCTCTTCTTTGGAAGATGCTTTCCCGGTAGAAATTACTCGTAAAGAGGAAAACAAGAAAACCACTTACACATTCAACATTGATACAATTTCCGGTGCCGAACCTCTATCTGAAGAGGAAGTCAGTTCGTTGTTGGAAACACAGCGTATCCCGGCAGCTATTTATCGTTACTCACGTTTCCACATGGAGGCTACCATTGAGTTCTTGAAGCAATACGATGCTAAAATGGAAATGGATGTGATGAGCAGCAAAGAGATCACAGAAGCTATTGAAAAGATTAAAATGGAGCTTCACCCTGATGATAAATCCCATTTCTCTTTTGACAAAAAAGAACGTAACAGCGGTGATAATGAGGAACCATCAGACAACGAACTGGATTCATTGTGGAACCTCTGGGAAAAACTAAATGAACGCGGTATTGGTGATAAGAGCGAAGAAGGGCAAGACTTACGTGATGCAATTCGCGAATATATTGATGCCAATGAGCTAAATGTCCGTGTCACTCGTGGAAAAACAAATGAAGATTTGCTGAATGACATTGAAGACGCGTTGGAAGTTGCTAAAGATGGCAGCAACAACGAAGATGACAATACACAAAACGACACCAAACCGGAAGACACGCCTTTAGAGCCAGAACCGGAAGAGGAACCAGAACCAACCCCCACTCCTACTCATACTGTTCGTAGACGTGGTGAACATAATGACGACACCAATGAACCGGCTGCAAACCCAGTCCGTGAACGCAGAGCCGCACGTCCTGAACGTAGAAGAAGATAATTCATTTTTGTATTAGCATTATAGGGACATATCTAACTAATATTAATATGTCCCTATTTAAATTGAATCACAATGAGCAAGAAAATACCAAGTGCCTTATTGTTGAATGATATACATGTATCAAAAGACAATATTCCAGAATTTCAAAAAAACTGGGACGAGGCTTTATATATATGCGATCAATATGGGATTGAAGATATGATAATTGGTGGAGATTTGTGGTTATCACGCTCTTCTCAAACACTTAGCACACTCATGGCTGTTCGCCAAGCTATCATAAAAGCCACTAAAGCCGGAATAACCATTACCGTTGCCGAAGGAAATCATTGTAAAGTTGACCAGGAATCAGTTCTAGGGTATAGTCATTTGTTTAGTGAATACCCCCACGTCTATGTTGTTGATGACTATTCGATTATTAATATTAGCAACGATGTAGAACTATATATAATGAGCTATTTTCCAGAAAACGGAAGTTTCGTAGAACGGCTGAAAAAAATGGTAAAGGCGGAATTGAACGCGTCTGTACATAATATCCTATATATTCACGAAGGAATAAACGGGGCACTTAGCACGCCTAATGAAAAAGAACTGCCCACGAACATTTTCAGTGATTTTGATACAGTTCTTGTAGGACATTATCACAATCGTTGTATTATCAAAGGTACCAACATTGAATACATAGGTTCTTCCAGGCAACATAATTTTGGCGAAGATGAAGAAAAGGGCTATACCATTATATATGATGATGGTAGCCATGAATTCATAAAGAACCAAGTTAATATTCGCTACAAAGTTTTGGACATAAAAGCTAGTCAAATCAATTCAAAACTAATTGATAAGCTGGATGATATGAAAGCGGATGGAAGATACAAGATTAAAACAAGAATCAGTTGTACAAGCCAAGAAGCTCCAAATATTGATAAACAAAAACTTCTGGAAGCGGGATCTTCAAAAGTGGAAATTGTTACTGAAGACGTAGAAATTACAGAAACAACAGCCCACTCTTTAGATAAAAAATTCGACAAATCTGGTATTAAACAAGAATATACTAGTTTTTGTGCTAACAAAGGAATCA